CAGCAGCGGGTCGAGGAGGGGCGCTACCGCCGGATCGACCTGCCGAAGACCGGCATGCCGCCCGATCCGTCGAAATCCCAGGCCGCGAACGACAAGATTGAGGGCCTCGAGCGGGATATCGAGAACATCGACAACACCCGCGAAATCTACGAGGTGATGACCTATATCGAGATCACCGACGAGCGCGCCGAGCATCTCGCCTACGAGGAACCGGGCAAGCTCTATCCCTACCTGATCTCGATCGATTTCGGCACGCGGCAGGTGCTCTCGTGGTATCGCGACTGGGAGAAGGACGACGACACCCGCGAGCCGATCGAGCACCTCTTCGAATTCCCCTTCATTCCGTGGCGCGGCGCCTATGCGATCGGACTGGCGCAGCTGATCGGCGGCCTCTCCGCCGCAGCGACTGGAGCGCTTCGCGCCCTGCTCGACTCGGCGCTGGTCAACAATGCGCCGTCTGGCCTGATCAAGAAGGGGTCAGGCGCATCGGGCCGCACTATCCGGCCGATGATCGGCGAGCTGATCGAACTGGACGTCGGGCTGGAGACGCAGAATATCCGCGATGCGGTGATGCCGTTCCCCTTCAACCCGCCGCAACCGGTCCTTCTGCAACTCCTCCAGTTCATCGTCGAGGCGGGAAAGGGCGTCGTCAGGACGTCGCTGGACGAGATGCCGACGATGGATGCGAGCTCCAACGTCCCGGTCGGCACGCAGTATTCCCGCGTCGAGCAGGCGCTGGTGGTCTATTCGGCCGCGCATGGCCGCACGCACCGCGCCTTCAACCGGCTGCTGCAGGGGCTCCACAGGCTGAACAAGCTCTATCTGCCGGACGAGCCGCTCCGGGTCGACGGTCAGGGCAAGGAGATCCTGATCGCGCGCAAGGACTACGATGGTCCGTGCGATATCCAGCCGACCTCGGACGCCACGATCTACTCCGACATGCAGCGGATGATGCAGATCACCGGCATCCAGCAGCGGGCGGTGCAGGCGCCGGGCGTCTACAAGGTGCGCGAGGTCGAGAAGGCGTTCCTGCGGCTGCTCAAATGGCCCGATCCGGACAGCCTGCTCATGGACCAGCCGGAACCGCACGAGCTCAACGCGATCAACGAATCTCTGGCGATGAGCCTGGGCCAGCCGGTGAAGGCGTTCCCGGAGCAGCACCACCTGGCGCACCTCCAGGTCCACGTGACCTACATGGACAACCCGCTTCTGGGCGGCAATCCGCTGATCGCGCCGCGCTACCTGCCGCTGGCGCTGGGCCACATCGCCGAGCACATCGCCTATTTCTTCGTGACGCACGCGATCGATATCGCGACGGAGGCGGCCGAGGGCGTCGATCCATCCAAGCTGATGTCGAACGATGTCGACACCAAGCGCCTGTTCGATCAGTTCCTGGCGCAGACGGTCAATGTCGCGGAGCAGGGCGTCAACGCCGCGCTGCAGAACCTGCTGCCGTCGATCCAGAAGGCGCAGCAGATGCTTCAGGCGTTGCAACCCAAGCCCCCGCTCGATCCGGCGGTGGCGGCCGCGACGCAGGCGACGATGGCCGAGACGCAGCGCAAGGGCCAGGCCGACCAGATGACCAACCAGCTCGAGACCGCGCGGTTGCAACAGACCGGCCAGCAGAACGCGGCGCGCAACAATCTTGACCAGCAGCGCAACGCCGCCCTATTTGAGCGCAACCAGATTTCGCGGGACAACGCCCAGGTGGCGGCTGATACCAAGATACAACAGACAGAAATAGAGAGCCAGACAGCCAGAGATATAGCGGACACGCGGCTCGCTTCCGGTAAGCCTCCTGGATTCTCAGATGGCCGTAGTCTGGACTAAAGCAGCCTACCGTTTAGCCGAGCGAACTCTATAGGGTCCTTGTTATGCTTGCTGCAATTACACGAAACGCAGAGAAGCTGTATGTTTGATATATCATTCGATCCGTCGCGCGACAGCGGTATAATGTGGTCACGATGAAACCGCTTACGAATCGACTTTAGGCAGTTAGCGCATTTGTAGTTCTGTTTTGCGGCTAGGTCTGCGATCTGCTCTTTCGTATATGACCCAGTCGCACTTCTCTTTCGCGCTCGCCTATTTGCTCCATGGGTCGCCAAGGCGTCTGGATTTTTCCGGCACCATTCCTGATACCGCTGTTTCACCTTATCGAGATTTTCTAGCCGGTATGCCCTCGCCCTTGCTCGCTTGGCCTCGACGTTAGTGCGGTAGCTCTTCCTCTGCGTCGCCTTGATGCGCTCTGGATGCCGCTCTCGATATCGAGCCTGCTTGGCTTTTTCTCCTTCTGGATTCGCCGCTCTCCGCTGACGGTCGCGCTCTCTGTATTTTTCGCGGTCGGCTGCGCGTAATTCATTCTGTCGTTCGTTCCTTCGCTGCCGCGTACGATCGCGGTATTCTTTGATCTTGTCGGGATTGTTACTCCTCCATCTCGCCGTAGCGGCATGACATTTTTCTCGGTTCGCTTCCTGCCGCGCTCGGTTTCTCAACCGATACTCTTCTATATTCGAAGCTCGGCACTTTCTCGTGTTAATTCTGGCGCACTCCGAGCAATTGCGGTTCTTGGTGAACCTCGTGGTTATGTGCCCATGCGCGCACGGCTTGCCGGTGAAATACCACGCGAGCCCGCTGGCTATGGCGTCTTTACGGGAGACAATTTCGAAGACTATAGTGCCGTCAGCCATCATCCAGGTTACCTCTGGGTTCGGTCAGGGTTGCTGGGCCGTCGCAAGCGGCTCACCAACCCGCTCATCTTAGGTGGGCTATAGGCATGAACTCAAGCGTCAAAACCACCCCGACGATCGACGACATCAAGGCCATCATCCGCAAGCAGAGGGAACTGCCTGCGGACTACGAGATCGGCGACGGTTGCGACCTCGCCGACGACCTGGGCGTCGACAGCCTGGATGCGATCGAGATCGCCATGGAGTGCGAGGAGCGGTTCGGCGTGACGATCGCGGACAGCGAGATCAGGCGCATGACCTCGCCCGCCGCAGCTTTGGCCGTCGTGTTGGAGTGCAAAGGAGACGCATCATGAAGCAGAACGAGAGCAATCTTTCAACCGACCGGGGCAACCACGAGACCCCGCCGACAAAACAGCATCATCGACTCGCGCTTGGTGAGAAGGTCACCGGCATGTCGAACCCGAACGGTGCCGAGCGCGGTCCGACCGACAACCGGATCGGGAATAATCAGGGCAAGACGTATTGACCGATGTTGATCCCCGACGAAGTTGGTCAGGTCGCTCGTGTCGACCTCGACGACAATATGTTCGGCCCGAAAGAGCGCGTGCTAGCCGAACTCAAGGCGGGATCGTGGGAGTACGACGTAACCTGCGATGGCTGGTGGCGCCGCAGCCAGGACTTCATCGACCGACAGGCCGCTGCTCGAACTGCCATCGCCCTTGAACTGCCCCGCGCAAAGGACCGCTTGGCCGTCGCGCTCGCCATGCTGGACCTGAAGATTGAGCAAATCGACGGGCCACCGTGCGCGATTTCTCCGGCCCGCGGCATCTATGATCTGCTGGTGAATGGCACGGTCTATTCGAACCGAACCCCGGTTCCGTTCTGGATCTCTGACAGCGCTGATGATGCGATCAAGGCCTACGTCGATGGCTTCCGCCGCTATCTCGACACGCACTCTGGTGAGATTCTCTATTGGCGTGTCCGCCCAGAACTCCGCGGCGATGTCCATGTCGGGTGGGATAAGCCGTCCTGGCTGGTCTACTCCAGACTCCATGTCGGCGGTCCGGCACCGACGCTGGCGACCGTCGCCGAGATCAGCACGCCGCAGATCGAGGATGGTCTCTACGGGCCGGAGGAAGAAGTCCGGAAGGTGCTGTCTGGCCCAGAGTGGCAGTATCACCTTTCGAGCGATATCTGGAAGCGGCGGTGATGGACGACAGCTTCGCCGACGCGCCGATCTCGATCGCCGAGGTCAAGGCCGAACGGGAGAACAGGGCGTCAATGATGCCGGTTCGCGACTGTGTCGTCGGGTTCCTGCGCGAACTGGATCAGAAGAAGATCAAGCCGTTCATGGTCGCCATCCTGTTTGCCGAGCCGATGGAGGACGATCCGAGCGTGTGCAAGACAAACTGGCGGCTCGCATCGCCGAACAACCTCATGACAATGGGACTGATGGCGCGCTCAATCCACGAGATGAACGTCAACGCCAGCGAGGAATAGGCGGCTAAAGAGCCGCTCCCCACTGCATCTGTCTCAGGGACTCGGCCACTGCCCGGTCGAGTCGCTCAGTGCCGCGATATCTCAGGTTCTCGGTCGAGAAGTCTAATACATCCTGGCACATTGCCGACATGGATGAGGGAATCATGTCGAACGCGACCGTATCGTAATTCCTGACCGGCATCAGGCTCGACGCCCTGACGATGGCCGGTGCGCAGATGAGGCCGATGCCCAGGCGTATGAAGGAACGGCGCGCGATCATGCGGCCTTCTCCTCGCGTGCCAGTCGGAGCCACTTCTCTCGTGCCGCCATGATTTCTGCCGGGTGCATATCGACGATCTCCAGGAAGTCTGCGCCAGCCCTCATCTGAACGAGGCGTAGAAGCCTGCCATAGAGATAGTCGGTCTGGTGCCAGAATTGCTCGCGGATGCGGCGGGCACCCAAACGGAAGCCCTCCTCCTCTCTTTCGCTCTGCGGCCGCGGCAGCATATCCAGTTGCGCGGCCATCTGGCGTTCGTGATGGACAATACCTCTGGCGACCGCCATGCGTTCGGCATCGAGGGTTTCTTCCTTGGTGATCGTCGCTTCGGTGTCCATTGGCGCCTCGGTCAGAAGCCACATCTCAAGGATGGGCGGTGCGATGTCCGGGTGTTCTCTGAGGCCGTAGCGATACCACGCTATTAAGCGACTTGACCTATATCGCCAGCGCATGTCCCCGACATCGACAACGCGGTCTCCTTCCGCAGAATATCCTCGGACACTACGCCCTAGACAGCGGGGAACCTGCTCGCGAGTAAGGCGCCTGATCAAGCTGACCTCCGCGCTATCTCCTCAGCCCATCTCTGCTTTTTTCTGGTTGTCGGATTTACAAACTGCGCTTTGGCCCATTCATCCAGGTCAGGCCTCTCGTAGTATGCCTTCCCGCCGCCATTCGGGCCTAAGACTTGATATCTCGGCCCCGTCCCATTGAAGGCCTTCAATGCCAGGGTGTGCCTTGAAAGCGGAAAATAGTGCTGTGTGATGTAGGCCGCAGCATCCCGCCGCGTCATTCTCAATTCGCCGTCAGCCATCGTCGCCCTCTTGCGATCAAGCCTCACTGAGCGGCCAACGGCCTCCGCCGGCCCGATGCAGAACTTATTATGCCATTAGGCAGCTTTACAAGTGCTTTATAAGCGGTTGAAAACTGCATGATTTCGAGTCGTCGTGTCTTGTGCGGCGTGGCAACTCCGCTCCAAAACTGCGCGCCATGGAAGGCGACCGCTTCGAGCGAGAGATCCAGAAGGCCATGACAGAGTGCCAGACAGCAGCGATGGCGAAGAGCACGGTAGGCAACCTCTCCGAGCACGCCCTCCTTGTCGGCCGCTATCATGGCCTCGTCCATGCACTTGAAGCCTACCGCAAGACCCGCCGCGAGGACATCGACGAATGAGCCTCGGCACGGAACGCGCGATCGAGATCGCCCAGCAGGCCGAAGAGCACTACCGCAACGGCAACGGCTTTTTCGTCCCCTCGTCGACCGTGGGCGACTTGGTCAACCAGGAGCCGCCCCGGGCCGACAACGCGATGGACACCGGGCTCCAGGTCGTCCCTTACACCTATCTCGACGAAGAGCAGGCATTCCCCAAGGTTGATGTCGGCCTGAAGCCGCTTGGCAACATGCTGCTGCTCCAGCTGCGCCAGCCGCCGATACGCGCAGGCAACATCTGGCTGGACCCCGAGACCCGCAAGACCGAGCGTGACAACTGCCAGGTCGCGAAGGTCCTAGCGATGGGTCCGCTCTGCTACCGTGACCGCAAGGACTTCAGCGAGTGGCCGGAAGGCGCGTGGTGCAAGGTCGGAGACTATGTCCGGATCACGAAGTACCAGGGCGATCGCCTCGCCATCCCGTGCGTGGTTTTAGATTCATACACGACCATCGCCGACGGCAAATTGGTCGTTGACGAGGTCTCCGACATCGTCGAATGCGTGATGATGAAGGACCTCTCGATCCTGGCGATCGAGGAACAGCCTCTGGCGCGGAGGAGCTACCTATGATGGACGGCTCGATCGGCCAGCGGGCACACGTTCCGGGCGAGCATGCGGCGCTCTCATCCTATGACGCCAACGTGCTCGCAATCCGCATGATCAAGCATGTCGCGGCCAGCGGGAACTGGCAGTATCTGCCCGATCATCTGGCCGAGCTTCGCGCCGTCGCGTCGCAGCCGCAGTTGGAGGCCGCATAATGGCCTCGCGCGCCGCACAGATCATGACCGAAGGCGCGGACGAGGACACCGTCGCGCCGCCGGCCGGAGCGCAGGCGACCTCACCCTACCAGAACACTGTCGCCGATCTTCAACCGGGCCCGGAAGATGTGGCCGACGAGTTCGTCGCCTACGAGCCGGAACCGACCGAGGAACGGCTGGATCAGGACGCCGGCAATCAGCCGCTCATCCAGCCGCAGACCCAGCAGCGCCAGCCCGGCCAGCGCCACACGCCCGATGACCGTTACCGGTCACGGTCCCACCGGACCGAGGTCCGCAACCGTGCGATCGAGCGCGACCGGACGACGATTTCACGGCTCGAGGTCGAGAACGCGGAACTTCGCAGGCGCCTGGACAACACCGACGCGCGCCTGACCGAGTTCGACGGGGCGCGGCATCAGGAGACGCTGGACCGGTTCGACCGCGACATCGCGGCCGCCAGCCAGCAGTACAAGGACGCCACCCAGCGGTTCACCATCGCCGCCCGCGCCATCGGGCAGGGCGAGGATGGCGCCGAGGAGGCGATGCGACTGGCGCTCGAGGATCGCGACAACGCGGTCATGCGCCGGAGCCAGCTCACCGTTCAGCGCAACATGCTGGCGACCGGCAACCCTGCCGGCGAGGCCAACCTGAGCGGCGATGGCCGGCAACAGGTGCAGCAGCGCCAGGACCCACGGCAACAGCAGGTCCAGCAGGCGCCGCCGATGCGCCCGGAGGTCCAGTCGCGCGTCAATGTCTTCATGAGGGACAATCCCTGGTGGGATCCGAATGGCGGCGACCTTGATTCGCAGATCATGCTGCTGCTCGACCGGCAGGTGTCCGCCGAAGGCTTCCTGCCGAACACCGACGACTATTGGGACGAGTTGCGCGACCGCGCGGCCGAACGCCTGCCGCACCGGTTCCAGGACGATGGCCAGGGACGCCAGCAGCAGCACGATCCGCGCATGAACGGCAACGTCCAGCAGCTTCGCCCGCAACAGCAGGCCCAGCAACAGCCGCCGATGCGGCGCGGGCCGGCGACTGGCGGTGCCGCAGAAGGCGGTGCGCCGCGCGGCAATGGAACACAGGTCCTGCTGACGGCGGGACGCAAAGAGGAATTGGTCAACATGGGCGTGCTGGCCCGCGACGGGCGCACGATCATGGATAAGCCCAAATATCAGCGGCTACTTCGGTCCTACGATACGTATGACCGCGAACATCCGGGCGAGGCTCAATGAGCAACGCGGAGGTCGGGATGGAATCCGAGAACGGCGCGCTAGGCAACGGAGGCGAGGCACACGCTGAAAAGCGTGGGCGCGGCCGTCCGCCAGGCGTTGCGGCTCGCGATTCCAGGCCAGACGAGCGCGAACTCGATGAGCGAGGCTTCGACGAACGTGACGTTTACGAGGACCGGGAGATGACGGACGAACAGCGTCTGGCGCTCTTCCAGGACTCGATCTTTCAATCGGTCCTGCCGGACCTTCCTCAGATCCCAGGCTTCCATACCTGTTGGCTGTCGACGACCAACCCGCGCGACACGATCCCCTTCCGCAAGCGTCTGGGCTACGTGCTCATCGAGGCTTCGGAGGTTCCGGGATTCGGTGATCCCGGCCCCAAGACGGGCGAGCTCGCCGGGTACGTCATGGTCAACGAGATGGTGGCCGCAAGACTTCCGATGCGCCTCTATCAGCAATACATGGCGTCGGCCCACCACCACGCTCCCCTCGATGAGGAGGAGAAGATTCGCAAGAACGTGGATGGCATCAAGGCCGAGGCGGAGCGCTACGGGAGTGTTGTGGACGAGGGCGACGGCATGCCGGGTATCGTGCAGCGTCGGTCGCCTCCGAGGTTCCTCCAGTAGGAAAGCAGGGTGCGGCCGCTCGCGGGTGAGACTTCAACCGTGGAGCGTGCCAAATGGCCTCGATTTCGTCCCCCTACGGCTTTGAGCCGATCAATGACCAGACCGGCATCGACCGGACGCTGCGCATCCCGAACGGCATCCAGTCCGGGCTAGCCTCGAACATCTTCAAGTACCAGCCGGTCACCCTGAACCCGGTCACCGGGACCATCATCCCGATCACCAACCCAGGCGGTGTGCCCCAGCAGGTGTTCGGGATCTTCATGGGCTGCGAGTTCTCGCCGATCGGCGGCCGCCCGGAGGAATACACCCTCTGGCCATCCGGCTCGACGCCGGACCCGGTGTTCAACTTCTTCGTCTATGTCTGGCCGGCCTACATGCCGGGCACGCGCTTCCGCGTACAGGCGGACGGCTCGGTTCCGCAGGCCCTGCTTGGCAGCCAGTTCAACATCACCAACGCCGGCAACGGCAACACGACGACTGGACTCTCCGCCTGCACCGTCGGCGCCGCCGGCGTCGCGGCTGGCAGTCAGGGACAGTTCGCGCTGGTCGAGTTCTTCGATACGACCGGCATCTACGGGACCATCGGCGACGCCTACACGGACCTGATCGTCACCTCGACGTATCCGCAGGTCGGCTTCGGCTCGCAGAAGTCGATCGGCTGACGGTTCGACGGCAAGCGCTGAGACAGGAGAGAGTTCATGGCCAACATTATGCAATCCTCGGCCTTCCGGTCGATCGTCACCCCCATCCTGAACGACGAATTCGACGGGATCTACGAGCAGCGGGTCGACGAATGGCGCGGGCCGTTCAAGGAGCGCCAGGGTATCGCCCGGTCGTATCACGAGGAGCCGGTCCTCTATGGATTCGGTGCCGCGCCCGAAATGCCCGACGGCTCGCCGGTCGTCTATCAGGCGGGCGGCGTGCTCTACATCCAGCGCTATCAGTACCGGGTCTGGGGCCTCGCGTTCGCGCTGACCCAGGTCCTGGTCGAGGACGGCGACCACATCCGCATCGGCCAGATTTACGCGCAGCACCTCGCCCAGTCCCTGATCGAGACCAAGGAAACCCTCTGCGCCAATGTCTTGAATCGCGCCTTCAATTCGTCCTACCCGGGCGGTGATGGCGTGGCGCTGTCGGCGACCAACCACCCGATCGTCAACGGGACCTACTCGAACGTGCTGGCGACTGCGGCGGCGCTCTCGCAGACCTCGCTGGAGCAGGTGCTCATCCAGGTGCGCCAGGCCGTCGACAACAACGGCAAGAAGATCCGCCTGATGCCGCGGGCCGTGACCTGCGCGCCGTCGAACGTCATGCAGGCCGAAGTCATCCTGAAGTCGGCGCTCCGCACCGGCACCAACAACAACGACGTGAACCCGATCAACACGATGCAGTTGCTGAAGGAGGGGCAGTTCAACATGAGCCGCCTCACCAGTGCAACCGCGTGGTGGGTCAATACAGATGCGCCGCGCGGGCTCACGCTCATGATGCGCCGTGGACTTAAAAAGTCCATGGAGGGAGACTTTGAAACAGATTCAATGCGTTACAAGTCAACGGAACGCTACATACCAGGGTGGACTGACGGCCGTACTGTGTATGGCACTGCTGGTATTTAGCCTGTACTTGTCGCGCTGAATTTGGAGATGCGCCATGCATACCTCTGACGACCTTTATCTCGGCGGGTTCTATCCGTCCGGTCTGACGCTGGGCAAGACGAACTCCGAGAATCCGACGCTCAATCAGGGTGTCGGCCCGGCTGGTCGCGTGTTCTTCTGGAACATCGTGCCGGCGGCGATCGGGACGACCAACATCGCCGCGCTGGCAGCCCCGACCAGCGGGATTGCGATGACGCTGGCCGCCGGCGCTGGCGTCACGGTCGGCACCGCACCGGACGGTTCGGGCGCCACGGTCTACCAGTTCGACGTGCCACGCGCGGTCTCGCTGACCTCGGGGTCCGACCTCCACCTGATCAACTTCCTGATCGTGGGGTACGACTTCTACGGCCAGAAGCTCTCGCAGCTGAAGGCCGGCCCGAACGGCAATACGGTCAACACGCTGAAGGCTTTCGCCTCTGTGCTGTCGATCACGCCGCAGGGCACCAGCGCCAGCACCCTCTCGGCGGGCTCGTCCGACATCTTCGGCCTGCCCTACGTCATCAAGGACGCCGGCTACATCGTCCAGGCGAAGTGGAACAACACGCTGGCTGCGAACGCCGGGACGCTGGTCACGGCTGATTCCAACCCGGCTACGAATCTGACCGGCGACGTGCGCGGCACCTTCGCGCAGGCGGGCGCGGCATCCGATGGCGCCAAGCGGCTCGTCATCTGCATGCATCTCGACGGCACGCAGTGCGGCGCATTCGCCACCCAGACCAATCTCCTCGGCGTGGCCGAGGCGTAACCCGCGGCAGAAACCCCGCAAGGAGAGAGCAAAATGACCCGTCTTTTCCGCGCGATCGCAGCGCTTCTGCTCCTGGTGGCCGCCCCGGCGTTCGCCCAGGTCTCGAGCGGCGTGCCGCAGCCGAACTTCATCAACCTCTTGGACAACGGTGCGTTCGATATCTACCAGCGCACCACGACCGCAGTGACCGGCATCACGACGGCGGCCACCTACCATGCCGACCGCTGGGCCGGGTATTCGGGCGCAGCGACCTCGATGTCTCTGACCAACGTCACCTCAAGCCTGCCGGCGAACTTCACCAACGCGGAGCAGGTGCAGCGCACCTCGGGCCAGACGGGCGTCCTGCCGGTCTGCCTCGTCCAGGAGATCCCGACCGCCGACGTGACCGCGCTGCAGGGCCAGCCGGTCGTGCTCTCGGCATGGATCAAGGCGGGTTCAGGCTTCTCGGCGGCGTCCAGCCTGCTGTCCTTCCAGGTCCCGACCGGGACGGGCAGCGACGAGGGACTGGCCGCGCTCATCTCCGGCTGGGCCGGTGCGGCGACTCCGGTCAACATCACGCAGGCGATCACGTCCTCGTGGCAGCGCTACGCCGTGACCGGGACCATCGGCGCGACGGCAACCGAGGCGGCGGCGCAGTTCTGCTTCACCCCGGTCGGCACCGCCGGCACGGCCGACAACTTCACCATCACCGGGGTCCAGCTCTCCTCGACGAACACGCTGCAGAACTACGAGCGGCGCCCCTACGCGACCGAGCTCAACAAGGCGTATCGCTACTACTGGCGTCTGACCGAGCCGGCTGCTGGCGTGCTGGTTGCCTCCGGGGCGGCGATCACGACTGGCTATTGCGTGTTCACGATGCCGCTGCCGCAGACGATGCGCGCCGCGCCGACGCTGTCGTTCTCGACCCAGACCACGTCGACTTGGGAAATGTTCGACGCCTCGGCGACGCCGATTACCCTTTCGGGCGCGACGTCGCTGATCCAGAATGCGTTCGGCGCCAACACTGTCAACACCATCGGACTCAAGGCGACCGGCGCGGCTACGCCGTTCACGGCAGGCCATGGATGCATGTTGGCCGGCGCTGGCGGTGCGAACAGCTATCTCGCAGCATCGGCCGACTTCTGATAGGAATGGGCTCCCATTCGAAAAGGAGGTTGCCTTGACCGCACAAGAGCTTCTCGACAAGGTCCACAAGGTCTTCGAGGATATCCCCGAGCATGTCTCGGCGACCGTCGGAGACCTCAAGAAGGCGTTCGCCGCGCTTTTGGCGGAGGACGCCCCTCCCCCGCAGGAAGCGCCGGTTCCTGAGCAGGCACCGGCCGATCCGGCCCCTCCTGCGCCGGCACCGGTTGACGAGCCGCCGCCTCCCGTCGAGGCGACCGGTGACCAGCCGCCGCCGGAACAGCCGCCCGAGCAGACCGAGCAGACCCAGGCCGAGGGCCAGAGCGGGAGCTGATGCGCCCGATCACCACCATCGTTACAGCAGTCGCGGCAGTCGCCAACGGTTACGCGCTTTCGCAAGCCGGAACGGCGCATCTGCCGCTGACGCTGAACGGGTCGCTGGTGACCGGCGGCATCGGGATACCCGATGTCGCGCGCCGTGTCGGCATCACCTCGGGCGGCGACGACCGCGGCATAACCTTCGCGGTCTCCGGCACGCTCCGGAACGAGCAGAGCAACGTCGCGATCACCGAGACGGTCACCGGCACGAACGGCGGGACGGCGCAGACGGTCAACGACTTCCTGACCGTGACCTCGATCGTGCCATCGGGCAATACAGCGGCCAACGTGACCGCCGGGACGACTGCGACCGTGTCCGGGCCCTGGGTGCCATGGTCGCGGTTCCAGACCAATTTCCAGGTGTCGTGCATCGGCAAGGTCACCAGTGGCGCGCCGACATGGCAGGTGGAATATACCTACGACAACGTGCTGGACCCGGCCGTGCTCGACCAGTCGCCCTATCCGACCGTGCTCATCCATTCGGTGCTGCAGGCCAAGACCGGGACGGCCGATGGGTTCTTCACCAATCCGATCAGTGCGTCGCGCCTGACCCTGACCGTGGTCGGCGGCGTGTCGCTCGAGCAGATCCAGCAGGGGACTTGAGACCATGAGCGTCAAATATGGCGAGTTTCAATTTCCGAAAGAGATGGGATTTACCGAGTCCTGCAAGGGACACGCGCATGGCGGCAAGGTCGTGCACAAGGCGCTTGGCGGCACCATGCAGACCGAAGAACCGACCGTCTCGATGCCGATGAGCACAGCCCAGAAGATGGCTGGCAACATCGCCCGCATGGGTGCGCAACAGGGAGCCAAGGCCGCAGTCGCGCAGGCACGCATGCCTGCGCCCAGGCGTCCGCCAGTCGCCCAGATCGGCGCCGCTGGCGCACCGGTCGCGCCAGGCGGCCCGCTGGCGGCGGCCAAAGGCGGTTTCATCAAGGGGGCCATACACCGTCCGGGCCGGGAGACGGAGCGCGCCCACGAGTCTGGTCGCAGCGTTCATGAGCAGATGGAGCATGACAAGCACTCGTCCGACCCGTCGCTCCGGTCGGCGGCGAATCTGGGGCTCCGGCTGACCGGAGGCGATCTCAAGCCGCATCGCGGCAGGAAGTAGGAGGCCGATTGTGGGCATCAAGCACGTAGAGGAATTCGAATTTCCTTCCGAATTCGGGTTCAAAGGTTCCAACGAGGCGGCACCGAAGCACGGTGCCAACCCCGGCTATCGCAAGGGCGGCCGTCATGAGGGGCATCGCCCGGAGCACCACATGGCGCAGGGCGGCGAGCCATCGACCGAACACGCCGGCGTTCCCGGCTATGCCCATGGCGGCCATCACATGCATCCGGACGGCCACCATGTCGTGAGCCGTCATGAGCACGAGGATGGGCGGGTCGTCGAGCACCACGCGCACGGCGGCCATACCGTTCATCATCCGGACGGGCGGACCGAGCATCACCATGCTCATGGTCACACGGTCCATCATGTCGACGGGCATACCGAGCACCATCACGCGCACGGCGGGCACTCCGTCCACCACATGGATGGGACGGTCATTCACCACCATGCCCATGGCGGTCATACGATCCACCATCCCGGCGGGATGACCGAGCACCATCACCACGATGGGACCGTGCAGCACATCCACCCGGATGGGACGATGCAGCACCACGACTCGAGCGAATACGCGCATGGCGGTCATCATCAGGGGCACATGGCGCGCGGCGGTCATCACATGGGCCACGGCGGCGACATGGATGCGGAGGCGGACAAGAAGATGGTCGCCAAGGGCATCCACGAGCACGAGGATCATGAGCACGGCGGCGAGCATACCGAACTCCATCTCGCCCACGGCGGCGTGGTCGGCGAGCACCCGCGCATCCCGCGCGACATGATCCCGGCGGCGAAGAAGCAGCACACGCCGATCGGAGACGGCATGCCGATCAACCGGCCGCCGCGCAATCCCCGGATGTCACGCACTCCGCCGAACGCCATGCCTGGCGGCCAGATGGGCTATGGCATCCAGCCGCCGGACGACTCGGACATGGGGGCTGGTAGCGGCTCCATGCCCGCGATGGCGAAGGGCGGCCACCACCGGTACTAGCCCATGCATCGCGATCTCGTCGCAGCCCAGGCCGGCACGCTGGCGACCTGGGCGGACGAGTGGCGGCGCGAGGATCAGGACGGGCCCGGGGCGACGATCGGCGATCTTCTCGATGAGGCCAGGATCAGGATGCTGGTGGCGGTCGGCCAGATGCCGGAAGAGGCGCTCAAGGCGTACGAGCCCGAGCCCGAACCCGAGTTCGTTGATGAGTTCCGTCCGGGCTGATATGTAAACGTAGTTCCTGGGCCGGCGGTGGCCGTTGGCTGGTGTTCTTCCGAGTCGGAGAGCGGCGGCCCATGCCATTCGAAAGCAAAGCGCAGGAGAGGCTCTTCCAGGCGGCGGCGCATGACCCGGCCTTCGCCGAGCGGTCAGGCCTTCCGCAGAAGACCGCACAGAAATTCATCCGCGACAGCAAGGGCCAGGACCTCTCCAAGCTGCCCCAGCGTGTTCAGCATAAGGCCGTCGGCGGCGCCGTGAAGCGCCCGACGTTCAAGTGGTGAGGGCAGCTTGTTCCCGTTGCCACTCACGCGAATAGCATCGGCGGCAAAGGCCCCTCCCACGGTGCCGTCGTTCGGTTGTCCCGCACGATACGCACTTCGTGTGGCCGTAGGCCCAAGACGCTCCCCGCGCCCTACAGCCATGCCTTATCCGTTGCTTGCAACGATCGCAAACGCCATTTCCGGTGTGCTTCCTCTCGGTACTTCCGCAGACACGGCAAGAGTCGAATTTTCGCGCCCATTGCCCTGGTTTAAGCTTATGGTGAAGTCGAATATGATCACCTGGCGTCATAGGCCGAAGGTTGTCTTTGGAATTGTTGAGCGGGTTCTCGTCTACGTGGTGGACATGAAGATCGCGCCAAGAAACCTCATCGACTCCGGCGATTATTCTGTGCTGCGGACGCCACTCTCCGCGGCCAACTTTCTCTTTGACGTAATTTCCGTCGACAAAGGTCGACCCGATAGGTTTAGATTTCGGATATTCTCTACCGTCAAATGTCTTTTTGCGCTCAATAGGGGCTATTTTCCTGCCATGTCCAGGAACGTAGAACCCCCCGCCCTTCGCGCGGTGTCCCGCCCCTTTGCTTTTTCCATCTCCACCAATCCTGCGTGGCACCATCTCGCCACAGCCGCAGGCGCACAAATGGTCTATTCGACGTCTTCCCAAAATTGTCCTCCTATGGAAGGGGCAGTCTGATGGCAACGTCAGGAACCGTAGGACAATATTCTTACCCAGTGGTCAAGGTGATCGATCACGCCCTGCGCCGGGCCGGGTATGCGCCGGAGTCCGCTGGCGCTGAATGGATGGAGATCGCGCAAGACCTATTGTATATCCAGTTAGCGGAGCTGGTCAATGCAGGCTTTCCCTTGTGGACCAAGGTCTACGGCGTGCTTTCCTGCCAGGTGGCCTCGCCCGACGTACTCCTGCCCGCTGGCACGGTCGACTGCCTGCATATGTACTGGCGCACCTTCAATCCCTACCGCGGACCGGCGACGACCACGGGAGCGGCGAGCGCCCAGCAACTGTTCAGCGGCGCTCCGGGGCCTGACCTCACCATCGCCGGGCCGAACCCCGGCGTCATCGTCTCATTCACGGGCGGCCCGACAGAGGTCGATACGGTCGGCATTCTCCTGGGCGGTAATACGTCGATCACGACCGCGCTCACGGTGCTGACCTCGGTGGACGGCATGACCTGGACGACCGCCCAGGTGTTGCCCAGCGCGACCTACGTACCCCGGCAATGGACGTATTTCGATCTCAATCCGGCACCGATCCAGCCGTACATCCAGGTGCAGTATACCGGCGGCGCATCCTGGACGCTCAATCAGGTGAACCTGGGCCTCGCCAACGGGACCGACATCGAGATCGGCCAGGAGAACATCGACGACTACTACAACCTGCCGAACAAGAATTTCCTGGGCGACCGAGCAAACCTGTCGTGGCTCGACCGCCAGATCGACCCGATCATCAAGATTTGGCCGACGGTGAACCAGCAGGGCTTCTACAACGGGACGGTGACCGCGCTCTACCGGCGCTACATCCAGGACCCAGGCGCGCTGACGAACATTCTGGAGATCCCGGCGCGCTGGTACGAGGGCGTGACCGCGCGACTGGGCATCCGGCTGATGGACGAGCTGCCCGACCAAGGGCAGGACGCGCAGGCATCGTATTTCTCGCTGATGGCGAAGCAGCAGCGGCGGCAGAACCTCGACCAGGCGGCGACCAAGGCCGAGGGCATGATGTGGGCTGAGGAACGCTCGCACGGACCGTTGCGATGGATGCCCGGCATCGGCGTCTACAACCGGTAATCCGCGATGCCAGTTTTCCTCGACACAACCGGCAACTCCTCCCTCGGCATCGCCATCTGCGGCCGTTGCGGGCTCAAATATCCGCGCGACGAACTCTCGCCCGACCCGAACATCCCCGGCCTCTATGTCTGTCCGGAGGACCGTGACCAGTTCGACCCGTGGAGGCTTGCGCCGCGCGAGGCCGACCGCATCGCAATGGACTGGGTGCGGCCGGACATCGTGCTCGGTCCGTCGCCCTACGATGTGCCGGTCAACCCGATCCAGGCGGTGATCGAGGGCAACTGGGGCCAGATCATCCCGACCGACGTCGTGACCGACGATGCCATCGCGGTCGCCCCGCCTGTCACGCCCGTCCGGCCGTCGACGGTCTGGTCGCCCGGAACGGCCTACGTGGTCGGCGATCAGGTGACCGCCTTCAACCCGGTCGGACCCGCCGCTGCAGGCCTGCAGATATTCATCTACCTCTGCGTCGTCCCCGGCATCTCAGGCGCCAACCCGCCCAACTGGCCGTCATTCCAGGGCGTCGACGTGCTGGATAATCAAATCACCTGGATGAACAACGGGCTGTATCTGCCGTGAGCGTCGACAACCCCGTCCCGATCAACAACCTGCCGCCAGCATCCCTGCCGCTGTCGCCGAACGATCGCTTCATCGTCGGGCAGGGTGGGTACGCGCGGTCGATCGCGCCCGGGTTCATCTCGGTGGCCACCGGTCTGGTCGGCCAGGATTATCTCATCACGGCGACGCCATACCAGATCCCGAGCGGCATCAACTATTTCGGGGTCAACAACACGACCGGCGGCGACATCTACCTGACGCCGCAGCAGATACCCGGGCTTCTCGTGCCGGTCCTGATCAAGGATGTCGGCCGAACCGGGTTCAATGTCTTTCTCAACGGGACCATGGACGGTGCCGTCAACCCCAGACTGATCGGGGTCGTCGCCGGGTGGGCCTGGATCATGTGGTCAGGAACCCAATGGGAGCGCGTAGGATGAGGGCGATACTCGGCAGTCTTTTTGCCGTCCTTCTGCTGGTCGTGGCGGGGGCCGCGTCGGCGCAGTTGCCGGAACCGGCGTACCAGACCGGGTCGCTGACCTCGCGCAACATCATGGTCGGCGGCCCGGGCAATACGCTGGCCGATGCCACGATCGTCGGGTGCAACTTCCCCTCGAACCCGGCGGTGTGCAACGAGGCGCTGCTCAAGATGGTGAATGGCCAGCGCCTGCTTTACGGCGCCGACCGGACCGACGACCCGACCTCCTATCCGCTCGAGATCATCTGCTCGGAGACCAATTTCATCGGCGGCGGCGTGCAGCCCAACTGCCAATACGTGCCGTGGAAGGTCGCCCAGTACATCGACAACTACTACTCGTCGCTCCTGCATCGCTACATCGCCGGCGTCACCCAGCCGGTCGAGTTCAAGCGGAGCTCGTGCCCGGCCCCGGCCAACTGGCTGGGACAGTCGCTCCTGTTCGGCGTCGGCACGCCCGTCGTCGTCAGCCAGGGCGCCGGGTACGCGGTCGGCGACCAGCTTATCCTGTCGGGCGGCGTTCAGGGCAACATCCCGCTGGGCACCACCACGACCGTACCGCCAGGGACGCAGGCGACGACGATCTACGTGACCTCGGTCAATGGCTCGGGCGGTATCACCGGCATCAACATGATGTACGCCGGGGCCTACACCAGCGGGAACACGCCGCCGTTCACCGGACCGGGGAGCACGAACGCGCTCCTGTCCTGCACGGCGAACAACGTCCCGACGGGTTGCTCTCCGTCGCTACCGCACAGCTCCGGCGGGTCCGGCGCCACGATCTCGGTCGGCACGCTCAACTATCAGGTCGACTGCCCGATCGCGCAGGGCGCCAACGTCGGCACCATCCAGTTCACCGGCTCGGACGGCTTCAACACGACCTTCGCGCAACTGGCGAACATCCTGGTGTCGGAGGACACGAACTACCCGGTCGTCTATTCCGGCATTCCGGGGTTCATGAGCCTCAACACGACGAACGTCGGGGTGCTCCAGCAGTACACCTGCGCGGTGACCAACCCGCAGCCCAGCTGCTCGGCGACGATGACGGCGAACCAGACCGTCTACACCGTCACGCAGGGGCCCAAGGTCTACATCCCGTCGCTGCCGGTCAATGGCGGGATCGGACCGCAGCCGACTCAGGACACGGCGACGACCGGGACCGCTCCGTCCGATGGCACGAACACGCTCACGATCTACGACAACAACGGCTCGAACTGCACACCCTGCACGATCGGGACGATCAGCTTCGCGCAGCACTCGACCACGGGCACGATCACCATCCCGACGCAGTTCGTGTTCCAGACCGGCGACACGGTCTACATCGTCAACAACGGCGTCTCAGGCATCGCCGATTCGACGATGACCACGCCGACGATCAACCTGCAGCCGCAGGGCCTGGACACGCAGTGGGTGCAAGCGGACTCGCTCCAGCAGCCGACGTTCGTCAACAACATCAAGGCGGGGTCTCTGCGCACGACTTTCATCGACTTCTCGACGATCACGCCGACGACGCCCTATCCGAATGGCCTGTTCAACAACCTGACCATCGCGGGCTCCTTCCTGCCCGAGAACCAGATCCAGCCGCCGCTGGCCGGCAACGGCACGAACAACGGATACCTGCCGGTCCAGGGCGGCGGAACCAACAACGTGCCCTGCTGGAACCTGTTCTCCGGCTGCTCGTGGACGAAGTTCCCGGTCAACACGACCATCACGCAGGCGGGGTCGCCAATCTCGCCGGATGGCACCGCCGACATGTGGCTGGTGACCGCGGTCTCGAATGGCGGCCAGATCAACCAGACGATCACCCTTGCCGCAGATACGCTGTGGCGCTGGAGCGTCGCCTATTGCCAGCCGGGCACCGCCGGAAGCTGTATCCTGGGGCACCAGTACGGTGGCGGCGGCGCCGGCTATTCCACGGTGCTGAACCCCGTCCAGGGGGCGGTAAGTTGCACGAACAGCGTCCACGCCTACTGCCCGCCGCCGATCCTGCTGGCGAATGGCAACTGGATGCTGGCGATCGCGACGCAGAACAACTCGAACGCGAACGTCCAGGTCCAGATGCAGGGCGCTGGGGCCTTGTCGACCGGCAATACGTGGTGGTTCGGCGTCTCGCTCTCGAATGGCGTCGCGGGTGCCGGCGGCGGAGCGGGCTATTCGGCCGTGCTCTCCGCCTACCAGAAGAACCAGATCATGCAGACCTGCATGATCGCCACGACCACGAACCCGGCGACGGCGCTGCCTGGGCACTGCCCGACCGGCGTCAACGCCACGACCTTCTCGGAATTGCTTGCCACCCCGGCCTCGAGCACGGATACCTGCACGACCGGACAGTTCGAGTTCGATACCTCGTACCTGTACGTTTGCTATGCGACGAACGCTTGGAAGCGCGTCACGATGCAAAACTTCCTGCCGTAAGGAGAGAAAATTTGATACGCGCCTTCTTCCTCGCCGCCCTTCTCGCCCCGTCGGTCGCGCTCGCGCAGGGCGCACAGCAGGCGCCGATGGCGGCACCGAAGCCCAGTCCGCATATCGCGACGGCGTTCTCCGCGCTCGAGGCCGCGCGCCAATTGCTCCTGGATGCCGCCGGCGAGAACGTCCAGTTGCAGGCGGAGAACGGCCAGCTCCAGGCGCAGGTCGCCGCGCTCAAGGAGGACCGCTCCAAGCAGGCGACCGCCAAGGATCAGGAGACCATCAGCCAACTGTCCGACGAGGTCGCCGACCTCAAAGCGCAACTCCAGGCGGCCAAGGCCGACGGCGACAAGAGGATCCGCGCCGCCCAAGATCAGTGCGAGGCCAACACGCCGCATGGCCACTAACGTCAATTTCACGTCGCTGGTTCAGGACGTACAAAATTATCTCGAGCGCGGCGCGAGCCCAACGTCCGATCCCACGGTCTATGCTCAGATTCCGCGCCTGATCAACGCCGCCGAGCGGAAGATCATGCAGTTCCTGAAGCTGCAGGGCGAGTGGGAGACGCTGACCGACCCGACGGGACTTGCGCTCAACACGCCGGTCATCTCCAAGCCCGACCGGTGGCGGCAGACCATCTCGCTCAACTATGGAACCGGCACGAACCTCAATTCGCGGACACCGCTCTACCCGCGCTCCTACGAATATTGCCGTTCCTACTGGCCCGATGACAGCCAGGTCGCGCCACCGCGGTTCTATGCCGACTATGGGTACCAGCAGTGGCTGATCGTCCCGACGCCGGACCAGAACTACCCGCTGGAGATCAACGCCTACATGCAGCCGGTCCTGCTGGACGACGACAACCAGACCAACTTCTTCAGCAATTATTGCGGCAACATGCTCCTGTACGGGTCGCTGCTCGAAGCGACGCCGTTCCTCAAGGATGATGAGCGGATACAGGTCTGGCAGTCCTATTGGGACAGGGAATTGCAGAGTCTCGATGGGCAGGATCTGCAACGCATTCTCGATCGCGCAGCGCAGAGGAAGCGGGCATGACCAATTCGTACACGTCCATATTTGGCGGCAGTCCGGTCCGGCCGACCAACCCATCCTACCTCGCGCTCGCGCTCACGGCCAACATGACGCTGGTCTGGCCGCTGGAGACGATGGAGACGACGCCCTACGTCGCGGCCCAGATCGACGTCACCCCGGCTGCTGGCGGCCTCTCGCTCGCCATGCCGCCCGCCAACACCGGGTCGACCGGCCCGCAGACGCTGATCGAGAACGTCGGCGCCAACGCCTTTACGTTGACCGACAATGCCGGCAACCAGATCGCCGTCATCCAGCCGGGCGTGGCGTGGTTCATCTCGCTGACCTCGAACACGACGGTTGCCGGAACATGGCGCGCGACGCAGCTGGGCGCGACGACCTCGAGCGCCACGGCGGGATCTCTGGCGGGCCTTGGCCTCCAGGCGAACGGAAGCCTGCTCCAGGCCCAATTCCCGTCGTTCAATCTGTCCGGCAATACGCTCCTGACGGCCGCCTACCGCGCCGGATTCATCGTGTGGACGGGTGCGGCCGGGGGCCTGCAACTCGACACCGTCGCCAATAACACGACAGGCTGGTTCTGCATCGTCGCGAACTACGGCACTGATACCTGCACGCTGACCTGCCCAGGCGGCGACACGATCAACAACCAAGCGTCGTTCCCGATCACCGTCGGCAACAGCGCACTCATCCAATGCCACCCCGGGGGCTATTTCACGGCGGGCAACGTCGCGATCCCGCTGCCGATCTCCGAGGGTGGCACGGATGCCGACAACGCACCCCAGGCATTGACCAACCTGGGCGGCACGTCGATCGGCACCTCGATCTTCACCGCGCCCTCGGCCTCGGCGGTCCTTGCGCTGCTCGGCATCACTGGGGTGACGTTCACCGAATCGAGCATCAGCTCCAACCAGTCGATCACGGCGGGAAATTCGCAGACAGCCTATGTCGCGACTGCGGCGCTGGATCTCGACCTGCCGTTGACGACCGGCGGCGCCGGATTGACCACCAGCTTCATCATCTCCGTCTACGCGCATGGCGGCGCGGTCACGCTGAAGCCGCAGCCGGCCGACAAGATCAATGGCGGTTCCGCTGGCGCGAATTATGTCTTCCCGGCGCAGGGCGGCGGCATGGTGGTCACCGACGCCAACGGCAACTGGTACATCGTCTGCGAATCGCTGGGCAACGCTTTCGCCACGGCGGTCAATCTAAACCTGGGTTCGGCGGCCAGCGCCAACACCGGCACGTCGGGCCATGTCGTGCCGTTCCTGGACGGCAACAATACCTATTCCGGGTCGGCCACCTTCACCGGGTTCATGGAGTTGAGTTCCGCTGGCGCGGCCGAGTTCATCGTCAGCGGGGCCAACGGGAACCTGCGGGCCATAAGCTACTCGACGACAGGCTCGCTCCGGTGGAATGCCGGGGCAAGCGCCGATGCCGAGGGCGGCGGCAACGCCGGCTCCAACTATGTCGTCGACGCCTATGACAACACCGGGAATATCCTCGGCCGCGCGATCAACATTGCCCGTGCGACGCAGATCGTCACCCTGGTGCAATCCCCGGTCATGCCGACGCCGGCTGCGGGCGACAGTTCGACCAAGGGAGCTACGACCGCCTTCGCGCAGGGCGTCGGCTTCGGCCAGGTGCTCACGAACCACGACGTGTCGGGTTCCGCTGCGCTCAATGTGGCCCAGACCAACTCGACAACGCAGGTGAAATTCGTGTCGGTTACGGTACAGGCGACCGCCGACGGCAATCTTACGCTCACCGTCCCCAAGAACGGCGGCGGGACGATCGGCTCGTCGGTTACCGTCCTCAACACCAAGATCGCTACCGTCTGCGGCTACGTCCCGCCGGGCGGACAGTATACCGTCGTCGCCGGGACCGGCGTGCAAGGCACCGTCATCGACTGGTACGAGACGTACTAGGAATGGCGACCGCGAAGCCCTTCCCGCTCGATTTCCCGGCCGGCGTCCAGCGCGACGGCACGGAATTCGACTCACAGCACGCGATCGATGCGCTGTGGTGCCGCTGGCGCATGGGCAAGCCGCGCAAGATGGGCGGCTTCGTTGCCGCCTTCGATGCCATCCCCGGCATTCCCCGGCGCATGCACGCCTTCTACCTGGGCAACGCGGTCATCATTCACATCGGGCATACGGCGGGACTGATCCAGGTCGTGCTGGACCGCTACGGCGACCTGTTCGCCTTCCACGACCGCACGCCGACCACCTTTGCCGGCGGTATCGATGTCGGATGGACCTTCGACGCCATCTACGACACGACGAGCCAGATCACGCAGCTGGTGGCGCACGCGGTCGCCGACATCACCGATATCGCGAACGCCGCCCAGACCACGCCGTTCATCGGCCAGATCGACGGCACCGGCAAGCTGTCGGCCTTCTCGGCGCCGGACCCGTCGCTCTACCCGGGCGGCAACTATACGCAGCCCAAGGTGGCGGGCGGCGTCTTCTGCTCGCAGCCGTCGGTCTGGGCGTTCGATGCCTATGGCGGGGTGCAGTGGTCGGCGCCGAACCTCCCGCTGACGCTGGGCGTCAATCAGGGCAACAGCGGGGCGGGCAGCGCCCGGATCTCGGCGCAGAAGATCATCGCCGGCATGGCGCTCCGCGGCGGCGGCACGCAGAGTCCGGCCGCGCTCCTCTGGTCGATGTCGGAGGTGATCAGTGCATCCTTCGTCGGCGGCCAGGTCTATTACGCCTTCAACACCGTTTCGCCATCGAGCTCCATCATCTCGACCGACTGCGTGATCGAGTATGACGGGCTTTATTTCTGGGTCGGGGTCGATCGCTTCCTCATGTTCAACGGCACGGTGGTCGAGGTGCCGAACCAGATGAATCAGGATTGGTTCTTCGACAATCTGACGCCGGGATACGAGGCGAAGACCTACGCCACCAAGATCCCGCGCTATGGCGAAATCTGGTTCTGCGCGGCGATGTTCGGCGCGACCGAGCCCTCGCACGCCGCCATCTACAATATCCGCGAGAACACATGGTACGACACGGAACTGCCCAACGGCGGCCGCAGTTCGGCCTATTTCGCGCAGGGCTTCCGCTATCCGCTGATGGGCGGGTCGGTCGCCGACTCCAGCGGCAATTACAAGCTCTGGGTCCATGAGAAGGGGACCGACCAACTCATCCCGCAGGTCCCGGCCGGACAGCCGACGCCGACGGCGGTGCGCTCGTATTTCCAGACGCCATGGATGGGCGGCCCGAAGAACAACCCGCCAGCCGATGCCGGGCTATCGACCGAATGGCTCGAGCCGGATTTCGTGCAGGCGGGCAACCTCAATCTGACCGTGGTTGGCAGGGCGAACGCGCGATCGACGGCGATCAACACGGTGGGCCCGTACCCGATCCTGGAGACGGGGACGGTGCCGCAAGAGGAGATTACGGCATTCAAGACCAATAACCGGATCACCAGCCTCATCATCGAATCGAACGTCGTCGGCGGCAATTACATCACGGGACGCAGCTTCCTGCATGGCGACATCGGGACGTCGCGCGTGATCTCGTGATCACCATCACGCCAAAGCACATCACGGCTGAACGGTGGGCGGCGGAGACCGGCCGGGGACTCTGGCAATACGGCACGATTCCGAAGTTGCTGCGCGAGGATCAGTGGAAGACCTGGGCGGCGTTCGTCATCCAGATTCCGGCGATCGACGCGCTCAGTCCGCCACGGCCGGAGGGATTCGAGCGCTGGCAGGACTGGGCGGCGCAATTCAACGTGCTGATCCGCCTGCTGCCGGTGTAGCTTCGCACTCGGTTTTCCGCTAGGGTTCTTTAGGAGGTAGCGATGGCAGAACAGACTGAACAAAAGATCGAGCGTAGGGTAGATGTCCATGGCCCTCTCCCCACGTCGCCGACCAACAGGGATCTGCATGGGTCGCCTATTTTCCCGGACGACGACACTCAACCCACGATCAGGAGGGTAACTCGGGATTCTGCGACCGGAAAGGTGATCACGGACACGGGCGATCAGCCCGCCGCGACGCACCCGATTTCCCAGGAGGAATTCAACGCGAAGGCGAAGGGCGGCCATGTGCATGAGAAATCATGGCAACGGGCGTTGGCTCAGGAACAGAAGCGGCGTGCGGCACCGCAGCCGTCGCCGGGACCGAGGCCGAGGGGCAGTTGGTAGGGATTGGGCTTGGGGCTTTAATCTGAAGACTCTGCGGGGGTGCTGAAAGCGTTCAGTGCAGCGACGACACACGGCCGGCATAAATAATCATAGCTATCGTTCTGATCATCATACGGTCCCTCAACCGCAACGTCGACGTATTCATGGCAGACGCTGCAAGATATATGGGTCCAATCTTTGTTGCCCACGATTTCGTCGACTCGGTCAACCGACGGATTCTCCCCCAGCGCTAAAAGCGCGTTGTAGATATGTTCGGCGCTTCCGCGATGCAAATGTTTATACCATTCACCACGCTTAAAATACTGCTCGCGCCAGCGTTGCGCGACATTTGTTGCATCGGCCTTGACGATTTTTCGCGTCATTTCACCCCTGGGGATCGCTTGGGGACCTGGCATCACCTTGAAGCCATCGGGTTCGAACCACACCGCCGAGGTGCTCGAGATTCAAGCGGTAGGCAGAACGACGCCCTAGATTTTTCGGCGACCTGAACCGGTCGCATCGGTCCCCAGACCTCCAAGATAACCGTCTTTTCACGCTTTGGGAAATCGTTTAAGGTCGCGACCTGCGCGGCCAGTTCTGCGGTTGGCGGAATCGTCAAGCCATTTGGGGCGGACAGCCGTGCAATCGACAGACTTCGGATCCATCGTCAGTCCTCTGGGAGCCCAGGCAAGGCGCAAGGCCAAGGGCGGTGCCATCGGGCACGAGGAACCTCTGAAGCCGCACCACGGCGCGCTCAACCTCATCGTCGTCATGCCGCACCCGGCCCTTCCTGCGCTGGCGCACGCGGCCATGCTCCATCACGCAGGCATGCACCTGGGGCACGCGCTCGCCCGCCATCACATGATGCGCAGGGGCCAGCGGTGAACGTGATCGAGCGCGTCGGCTACATCGAGCCCGGTCCGATCCTGGATGCGCTGTCCCATGCCGACTGGGCGACCGGCGGATGGCGGGCGCGCCTGCCCTTCTCGCCGCATCGCGACTCGGACACGCTGATGGTCCGCGGTCCGGCCGCCTTCACCGCGCGCGGCGTGCTTGAGTCGCGCGAGATCATCGACTACCCGCTGTTCAAGGAACCGGCGGTCAACAATGCCGTCTGGACCGTCGCGACGATCGCGCACAAGGCGCCGGCCCGTGTCATGGCCATCCGCCTGCACCCGGGCGGCAAGGTCGACCAGCACCGCGACCGCGGCAGCTACGCCGACGTCACCCACCGCTACCATGTCGCGCTCCAGACCAACGCCGGCGCATGGCTCATGGTCGAGGGCGAAACCCGTCATCTGCAGGCGGGCGAGGTCTGGTATATCGACAAGCATCTGCCTCACTGCGGCGGGAACGATGGGCAAGTGGACCGGATCCACCTCATCGTGGACGTGTGGGGGAGCGCATGAGCGTCGATCTCGCCTGGGGCGCCCGCTACGCAGAATTCTGGTGGGAGGCCGAGCCGCTGGCGCGCGAGCACTGGAAAGAGGTCGGCACCCACAACGACATCCTGGACTTCGATCCGGACCACGAGCGCTACGTCGCCCTCGAGAATATAGGGATGCTGCACATCCTGACCGCGCGCGACGAGGGCGTCCTGGTCGGCTATTTCTTCGTCGGCATCCTGCGCCATCCGCACGACCGCAAATGTCTGATCGGCACCGACATGCTGGTCTACTGCCGGCCGCAGTACCGCCGCGAGCTCCTGGGCCCGCTCATGTACGACGCGGCCGAGAAGAAGCTCGAGGAGCTGGGCGCGCACATCGTCATGTTCCGCAAGAAGGCGCACTGGAACGGCGACGGCTTCCTCACGCGCCGCGGCTACGGTCCACAGGAGACCATCTACGACAAGGTGCTAAGGCGGCCTTAACATGTACTCCGCCCTGAAGAGCGAGGATTTCCGTCTGTTGGAGGGCGATGTTCCGCCCC